CATTGCTATGGCTGTTTTGGACGAAGATGGCGCACCGCAATTTGTGACAGCAGCTACCAAGCGAGATCAAGCGAAAGAGGTGTTCGATGAGGTCAGGAGGTGCATCAAGAAGTCCAGGGCTTTGGAAAAGCGCTTTGTGGTCAACAGGAATGAAGTTTTGTCGCCAAAAGACGGTGTTATAAGGCCGATTTCTTCTGACGCAAACACCTTGGACGGCCTTTCGCTCAATATCGGGTGTGTAGACGAGATGCACGCGATGAGGAATGGCGACTTGTATAGGGTTCTCGCATCTTCGATGGGATCTAGAAAAAGCCCCTTAATGTTGGCGATCTCAACCGCTGGCTTTGTCCTTGATGGCTTGGCTACGCAATTTGTTAGGGGTGGAAAAGCTGTTTTAGACGGAAAAAACACCAATGACAAGCTGCTTTTCCTCATCTACGAGATAGACGAAGAAGATAGTTGGGACGATCCGGAGGCATGGAAGAAGGCGAACCCAGGCTTGGGGCAGTCTATTGAAATGGAATACTTAAAGGCTCAGTTCGAAAACGCCAAGCTTTATGGAGGCCGGAACGTCACTGAGTTCATGGTCAAGCATTGCAACTTGTTTGTCGGTTCAGAAGACGTTTGGATCGAGGATGACGTGTGGATGGACGAAAATAATGTTACAGGAGGGTTGGAAGCACCTTCTGAAGGCAAGCAAGACGTCTACATCGGCCTTGACTTGGCAGCTACTGACGACATTACAGCATTGTGTATTGCAAAGGGAGACACGAACAACGGGGTTGAGATTGAACTTCATTATTTCCTCCCGCAAAGGGCCGTGGAAAGGAAGATATCGAAAGACGAAACTCACATCTACTCCCAGCTTTCTGATTATGAAAACGTACACCTAACGCCAGGCAACACAACAAACTATGACGTGATCAGGAGGATGCTGTCCGGCAACTACATTGAAGATGGCGTTGTCAAGTACGACTCAAACAACTTTTCTGAAAAATACAACATAAAAGGTTTGGCTTATGACCGATGGAATAGCCTGAACCTTATCAGGGATCTAGAGGGTGATGGTGTTACCTGCGATCCATTCGGTCAAGGCTTTGCGTCTATGTCTTTTCCTTCAAAAATATTTGAAAAATTAGCGCTTGAGTTTAAGCTGTATCACAAAGGAGACCCGCTCTTGCGATGGATGATGGGTAACGTCGTGCTGCAAAGAGACCCGTCCGGAAACATAAAGCCAGACAAGGCCAAGTCAGGCGAGAAGATTGATGGTGTAGTTGCCGCTGTGATGTCGATAGGTGAGATGTTGACCTTTGAGGAGGACCCTGAAGAGGACTTTGAATTTTTCCTTCATGTAGTGTCGTAATAGTTGTATAACACGCACTTATCCGATATTTTTATACAAAATGGAAAGTAAGTCAACAAAAAGCATATTTGACCTTTTCAATTCTATGATTGACTCTTCTAAAGAAGATCATTCAAAGATTGACAGGTTTTTCATACCTGGTGGTCAATACGTGCCTTCTTCTACCATAATTGGTGCTGAGATAAACACTTTCCACGGCTCTGATTCTCTGCAACTCACGGCTGTATATGCTTGTGTATCCAAGATAGCGGACACCATAGCATCTATGGATCTGGATATAGAGAGAGAGAATTCAGACGGAACTAAGTCTCAGGTTCCAAACTCAAACATGAAGTACCTCCTTTCGGTTCAGCCGAACGAACTGATGGGTGCTTATGAGTTTTGGCAGATGATCGTCAGTGACGCTTTGATATATGGAGCTGGCTACGCACTTATGCTGCCAAACAGCAGCGAGATATACTGGCTACCTGCGGTAGAGGTGACGTGGGCGCTTGATAAGAACACGGGCAAGCGTTTCTATCACTACCCAGGCGCTCCAGATCCTGTGCCTCAAGAGTATATGCTCGAAATAAAGGCATTCAGAAGCCTTTCTCCTACAAGAACGCAGCTTACGACCCTTAAGACAGCCAAGTCAATCATGGACTTTGGCTCCAAGTTTTTTGATAACGGAGGTATGTTGGGGGGTATTCTCTCCACAAAAGAACATCTGAGCGCAGACCAGCTTAAGCAGGCGGCAGACAGGTGGGAACAGGAGTACACGGGGAGAGAAAACGCTCACAAGATTGCTATTTTGGGTGGCGGATTCAACTACCAACCTCTTTCTGTGCCTTTGGAGCAGATCCAGTTTTTGGAAAGCAAGAGGTATACTACTGAGGAGATCGCGAGGATATTCCAAGTACCACCAGACTTGATTGGTATGTCGGGCGGATCTTCATACGATAACTACGAACAAAAAGTTCTCCAATTCAAGCAAGGATGCATCCTTCCTTGGGTGAAGCGCATTGAACTGGAGATGCAAAGAAAGTTTTTTAATGGCACAAATCTGCGGGCCAGATTCGATGTTGATTCTCTACTTAGGGGTGATAGTGTTTCTCGTGCTAAATACTATCATAGCCTTCTATCTGATGGAGTTTTATCAATCAATGAAGTTAGGCGAAGAGAAGGACTCGAATCAGTCGATGGAGGCGATAACCATCATGTTCAGCTCAATCAAATACCTCTTACGGCGATGGATGAGTATGCTAAGTCAATCGTTGAAAAAGGCACTCCAGTCACTGACAATCAAGCTGGGGCTTTGGCGGGAGAAGCTGGTCCGGAGGCAAAAGAATAAAAACAACTAAAGATGGCACATTTTATATTTGCTGCAAGAAATTGCAGAAAAAAGCATTCTACCAAGGCAGAGGGAGACGCAACAACAAAAGCGGAACTAAGCCCAGACTATAAGTCTGAAAGAACAGACACCACCCTTTCCGCTCCTGAAATGGCTGCTATGGCAGCGGACTTGAAGAAGAAGGCCCGCCTTGAGGTTGATCAAGCTGTATTGGCAGCTCACCTTGCTACGGCTTACACTGCTAACCCATTGGGAACCGACAGTACAACCTTCCAAGAGAGAGTAGGTAAGGCAGTCATTCAGATTGGTTACGGAACTGGAGCAAATCCAACTGCCGCAAAGGCAGCTATTGTTTGGTTTGATCTAGACTGACATGGCGAAAACTTTTGGTGGTTACCCTCAGTCTGCTACAAACCGAGCAAAGGCAGCTCTGAAGCACAAGAAAGAGAAAGGAACCTCCTGCGGGACCGCAGTTGGTTGGCAGCGAGCCAATCAATTGTCTTCGAGGGAAAAGTTGACAATGTCAACCATCAAAAGAACCTTCAGCTTTTTGTCAAGAGCAAAGACCTACGATCAGGGAAAGTTTACTGATGGAGACGGAAAAGACATCTGCGGATCAATCATGTATGCTGCCTGGGGCGGTGACAGCATGAAATCATGGGCAGAAAGAATCATAAAAAGAGAAGAAAAAAGCATGAGCGAAAAACTTGAAATCCGCTCCGTCGACAGCACTTTTGAAGTGCGGTCAAAAGAGGGCGACAAAGTTGTCATTGAGGGCTATGCGGCCAAGTTTAATGACGAGACAGTTATCGGCGGAGCTTTTGCCGAGAAGATTGACAGATCAGCGTTTGAGTCTGCAAACATGGACAACACCGTTGCTTTGTTCAACCACAATTGGGATCAGCCTTTGGCGAGGGCAGGAAAGGGTTTGTCACTTGAGGTTGACGAAGTCGGTCTAAAGTACAGGTTCGAGCTTGGCAATCAAAGCTACGCGAAGGACTTGGAGGAGAATATACGCACCGGAAACGTGTCAACATCATCATTTGGTTTCACAATTAAAGACGACGAATGGGAAAAACGATCGGACGGGATGAACCTGAGAACAATCAAATCCGTAGACGTACTCTATGATGTTTCACCAACGACCCAAGGTGCTTACCCAACGACGGAAGTCGGGCTACGATCTATGGAACTCGCACTTCGAGCAGAAGAGCCTGAAGAAGAGGAAGAGGAAGACATGGTGGAAGAGCAGGAAGGATCCGATGCTGAGGAGGAAAAAGCTCAGGACTCTTATGACGGAGCTGAGGACGAAGCTGATGGAGAGGATAAGCCTGATGAAGAAGAAGAAGAAGAGGAAAGAGGAGGAGAGGTTGTAGAAGAGTTGATCGACACAAGCATTCTCCCACATCCATTTGCAATAACAGAACAAAAAAACGAGCTGGAAGCTCAAAATTCAGAAAACAGAGATATGAAAAACACAGAGAAAAACGCTCCAGCTTACGTGCAGGGCTTGGGCGATTCAGAAGCAAGAGCTGCTTCTAAGTTCTCCTTTGGTAAAATGATCAAGGAGGCTGCGCAAGGCAAACTGACTGGTATCGAGGCGGAGATGAACCAAGAAGGTCGGAGTGAGTTCTCTAGCGGCAAAGTAAACGTCGCGGGAGGCATCTGCATTCCTTCTTTCGTTGTTAATCGTGCCGGAGAGCCTTTGGGTGTCACTGCTGGAGATAACACTTCTACTACTGAGTTCGGCGGTACTATTGGTATTGACGACAACGGCATCATTGAAGCGTTTGCTCCAAACGACATCGCTTCCCAGTTGGGTGTTCGCAACTTGACCAACTTGACTGGAGACGTTGTCTTCCAAGTTCAGGGAGACCAAATTGTTGCTGACAAGCCGGATGAAGCTGTAGCGCAATCTCCAAGCATTCCGAACTTTGCTGCTGTAAAGCTGGCTCCTGTTCGGTACTCTGCTCACACAAGAG